AAACTTGAAACCATCTTATTCTTAAATCTCTTTCAATGTCTGCTCTTGCTTGAGCGTGGTAATCATTTGGAGAAGTAAAAGATGAAATTCCAAAAGTTAAAATATCTGGTTGGTAAAATGTTAAATCTGTGTCTGTAGAAAAATTAGCCATAATTTTTTAGTGGTGGGGCTTTTACACCCCACCGAAGTTTAATTAGATAGTAGTATCAGTGATAACCGCACAACCATAAGATTGTTTGATTGCACCTTTACCATATACTATGCTAGCCACCACTTCTGTTGCTCTAAGCGAAGCGTCTCTTTGAGTCTCCACTTTAAAGTCTTCTTTGATAGCTAAACCTAATGAAGCTGGGTGAAATACTGCACCATAAGCATCATCATTTGCATCTGCAGTAATATTTGCATTTTCAAATATTTGAACTCCTGCAACTGTTCCAATGAAATTATTTCTTAAAATTTCATTTCCTAGTTCAGAAATTGCATTTGCTGATGTGTTATATCCAGCTTGCGTTAAAGTTTTTTTCAAATTGTACACTGCTCTTGGGTGGAACACACCATATAGAGGAGCTGGTACATTTTGCATTCTTAGTTTTGCAACAGCTTTGAAAATTAAATCTGCATCTAATTCTACTGCTGCGCCACCTACTTCATTAGTTGTAAAGTTTACGAATAAACCTACTAAATCAGTATCTACTTTTGCAGCGATTGCTTCGCCGAAAAGTTTTCCAATGTCAGCTGCAACATTTCTGCTAGCTGAATCTCTAGCTAAGTCAGTTAAAGTTGTCATAACACCAACTTCAGAAGCTGTAATAGTAGCTGAAGTAGGGTTTACTGCTGTATTAGATAAATCAGTTGCTTCGTTTACGCCAGCAGCACTGATTGAAGGGTACACAGGAACTTCAATAGTTTTACCTGAACCACTAATTGGGTAAGTAGTTACAAGTGGTCTCATAACTGAAGTTTCTTGGAATGTGAATATAGCTTCTTGAGTTATATTCGTAAACAGTTCACTTAAAGTTGAACTTGTTGTTTCGTTTGCCATAGTTTTTTTTTCCTATTTTATATTGTTGGTTTAATTTTAAAAACACTCTGGTCTCTTTGCTTTCTGTATTCAGAATATAATCTTCTGTCTTCAGGTTTGCTCAAGTCCAAAGCACCAATGTTTAAAGGCTTTGGTGTTGCCCCACCAATCTGACCTTTGCTACCTGCACCACTTGGAGTGGCAGTAACATGGTGTGGATTGTTTTTTAAATATTCGCTAACCAATTCATTAACTGACATTGGCTCGCCTTTTTCTGAATATCTAGGAGTTCCATTATCATTGATAACTTCAACTGCCCCATTCTCATTTAAACGAACACTATTTCTTAGTAACTGTTTAACTTCTGCTGGTTTAACAGCTTTCAGTCCACTAGCTACATTTACTAATGTTTCGTCTATTCTGATTTTAGACAATTCAGATTCCAACTGCATAATCTTGCTGTCCTTCTTTGACACAGTTTCTTTCAAAACTTTATCAAACTCGCCTCGTTGTTTTGCGAGTTCTATTTCTTTTTGTTTCTTTTCTTCAATCAACTTTTTGGCTTCTTCAATATCAATGCCATCAAGTTTATTAGATACAGATTTTTTAAATCTTTCTAATCTTCTTTGTACTATGTTCTCTACTTGTTCTTCAGTAAAGATTTTGTTCTCAGATTGAGTTTCAGAAACTTTTGTTTCTCCAGCTTTTTCTTGAGGTGCTGTAATCTCAACCGACTCTGTTTTTACTTTGTCGTTCATTTTTTGTTCTCCTTCTTGATTAATATTACTCAAATATCAGTAGTGTGGCAAAAATGCAATTATTATTCTAAAGTATATTCAAAAGTACCATCTTCGTTGACAATACCCCAATCTGGATTGACTGGTTGGAAGTGATGCCTGCAATTATAGCCACCCCTAACTACAAATGGGTCTCCTTGTGCTTTGCCTTGCCAAGTTTCATCAGACCATTTCTGTCTAATTTCATCTTCAGTGAATATCTTATTGGCGTTTTCTTTACAAAATTCCCTGCTATCTCTAACTAATGAACCATAATAAACATAGCTAGTTAAGCCTAATTGGTCTGCTCTATACTTAGCGAACTGACCATCAAAACCCATTAAAGAATCTTGAACTATTTGAGTTGCATATCTATTAAGGTTATCTCCTAGTCTATCTCTGCCATAAATTGTTTGTAGTTCACTAACAGCAGTATCTACTTCAGCGCCATTAGGATTGTTGGCTATATAATCTACTAACTCTTGTGCTTTTCTGTTATCTGACTGTTGGTAAATTCCATTTATTTTACTTCTTAAAGTTTTTATCATTTCTGTAACTGGTCTGCCGGTTAAAGTAGATTGATAAACTTCATTGGCTAAAGTATTTACAAATTCATTTCCTAGATTTTGAAATTGGCTAAATGATAATTTTTTAAGCTGTTGTATTACTTGTAAATCTATTTCTGTGATTTGTTTAAACTCAGCAGGAATTGGTAGTTTGCCATAAGTGGCTACAATGTTAGCAGCAATCTTATCATAATCATTTATAAATGTTTGAACTTTAGTTAAATATAGTTCTTCTATTGCTTGTTGTAATTTTGGTCTAATCTCTATTGCAAGTCTAGTATCAAATAATATTCCATTTCTGTTTGGAAGATTAAATGCAGTTTCAACAACTCTATTTTCTAATTGTTGTAATGATTTAATTAATAGTTCTTGTTGCTTATTCTCTAATGAGGTTATTGCGTTTGCTCTTATTGCCTGAAGTTCTTGTAAAAGAGTTGCCACATTAAACTGTTGGTAAAGTTATTGGTTGCTGTGGAAATTCTCCTAGTGCTTGTGTATTTTGCTCAATTTCAGAATCAATAACAACTAATGTTTCATCATCATCAATTACTGTTCTTGCAATTTGTTTATCTAGTTCTTTATTGAAAGTAGATGATTTAATATTGCTAGCTTTTGCTTGTTGTAATAATTCTAAGTCAGTAGCCCAGTCTCTAATATCAAATGAAGTTGGATAAGTTATTTTGCCATCAAATTGTTCTTCTTGCCACATAGCATATAATCTCCAAATTTGTTCTTCAGCAAGTTCCATTAGTTTTGCTTTTTCAGCAAGTTTAGCATTTAATAATTGGAACTCAGTTCTTAGTGCGATACCAGATTGTATTCTTTCTCCAGTCGCTCTAATTGCGCCTACATGAGATAATCTATTTATTGCATCAACTTTATGTTCAATAGATTTTAATACGCCATCTAAATTACTTCCGCTTGGTTGTAAGATATAAGGTTTTAAGTTTGCATCAATGTTGTCAGGTATTTCTATAATTGAACCTGCGCCAGCAGTAGCGTCAGTGTCTCTTGTTTTAACTAATGATGGGTGGTTTGATATTCTAATAATTTGTTCAATCTCAGATAGTTCATTGTAAATTGCTTTTTGTAAATCAGCTATGTCAGTTAAATCAGATACTCCAATACCTCTCATTGGACTTCTTTGATTGTAAACTACAACTGCTGGAATTCTACCTATTGGATTTGGTACTGATTCAATTAGTTTTGGCTCATCTCTATTCTTTGATGAAACATAAACTGTATCAATTTTATCTAGATACCATAGTTTAAAAAACTCTCCGCTCTCATCTATTGATTCTCTAATTTTTAAATAATCTAAAACATAATATCCTGAATCGCTTCTTGAATAATGCCAGTCGTAAATATTCTCTGGAGTATAGATATTTAAATATGGTCTAATGCCTTGCTCTAATTCTTCTGCTCTTGTGTAAACATTAGTTGATGGTTTATCTACTAGCACCCAGCAATGTCCATAAATAGAAGCGTAATTTTGTACTTCTCTCATAAGAGAATCAAATGTTCTTCCTTCTAAATCTGCATCTTCAAAGAAATAAGGAATTGTTGAATCGTTTTCTAATATGCCAAGTTCTCTAGTTGGTGGTACTCTAAATAAATAGCTTGAATAAATATGGATAATATTTCTGCAATGATTGTCTAATGGTGTGTAAGTAATTCTATCAAAAAATTCATTTTCTAATTCTAATTTATATTGCTGTAAAAATTTTCCATCTTTGTATTCTTTGCCGCCTAAATATGAACGAATAAAATATTCCCATCTTGTAATCATTCCCTGATATTGAGAATGTTGGCTTTCTATTTCTTGTCTTGAATATGCCATTATGAAAATCTCTTAGGTTGTGATTTTGGAAGGTTTGAAGTAATTGGAAATAAAAATTCTATTGCGTACCCTAAAGCGTCAGTCATATGGTCATATCCGTTGTTCTTTTCAGGTTGCGTTGTTCCTTCTTTATAAATTTGTTTCATTAGACTATTAATCAATGTTTTGCAAGAACCATCTATAAAGATGCTTCTCTTACCATCAAATGCTTTCAATTTAGAATTCACAGAGTTAATTCTATCTCTTACTAAAGCATGAGTAGATTTACATTTAACAATAAATCCGGCATTTTGCAATATAGTTAAATCAGTTCTTCCACCGGCAGATGTTTTTCTTTGTCTTGAAGCTGGGTCAGGGTAAATAATGATTTTGTTCTTGTTGTATCTTGATAGCAATTCATCAATAAATTCGTCAGTATTTGAACTGTATATGACTATTTCATCAAATACTTCTATGTTTCCATTCTTGATATGAAATAAGCAGGCACTCATAGGGTCAATGTTAAAATCCAGTCCAACGTGAATAATTAAATCTTTGTCATAAGTGCATTTTCTAACATTTTCATCTCTGCTAAAGTTATAATATACAACACCGCTATATGTTTCAAAACTAGCCATATATTCTTGTCTAAATGTTCTTTCGTCTAAATCTTTCATAGCTTGGTCAATTTCATCTTGGTCAACTTGACCGCCGTCTAATGTTGTAAATTTAAATGACTTCCATTCAGGGTCGTTGCCTAAACCTTTTTGATATATCTCATAAGACCAGTTACCAAATCCTCTAGGAGTTCCTACAAACAAAACATTACCAGTTACGTGTCTATCTGAAATAGTTGGTCTTAATACTTCTGACCAAGCCTCAAAAGGAATATCTGCATACTCATCAAGTAGTAAGAAATCTAATCCTACGCCTCGTAAATTGTCTGGGGATTTGTCAGCACCTTTTAAACTTATTTGAGAACCATTCCTAAGGGTTAAAGATAGTTCTGTTTCATTGGCGTATTTAATCCATTTATGCTCGGTTACTTTTTTCTTTAATTGTTTCCACATAATCTCTTTAGCCATTCGGTATGTAGGTGCTACATAAAATATCTTTGAGTTGGCTTTGCGACTTGCAAATCTTAATAGTTCGTACATTGCTAAATGAGTCTTACCGAATCTTCTTCCAGTAATAAGAACTCTAAATCTATTGGGACAAGTATAGACAGCTAATTGAGGTTTGCTAAAAGACATAACCTAATTATTCTGGTTTTTTATTAATTGATTCTTCTAAAAGGTTTATCTGAATTTGTTTAGCTTGAACTTCCTCGTTTAATCTATCTATTTCTTTTTTAAGTTCATAGATAACAACTTCCAAATCGTTTGAACCTCTTTGCTTCCTATCAATCATGCTCTTTGGTTTTTTTCTTCCACACATTTAAATATCAAATCCTTATATACTATACCTTGTTCGTTTAATGTTTCTATAATTAAATCTGCTTGTTTATCCGCAAATTTATAACAATCTTCTAAAGACTGGAATGTTCTATTATCTTCCATCTTCAAAAATATGGGTTCATAATCGTTCCCATTAAATATCATTAAGAAAAATATAGCGAAGTATTCCACTATTTTTTCTTATTCTGATATGCCCTCAAATATCTTCTGCCTAAAGCTACTGCTTCAGCTTTGCTTTTGCCTTTATAGCCCCACGCCTCTAAAGATAATTTTAATCTAGTTTTTCTACCCTTAGAATCAAATAACCTACCTTGTGAACTTCCCATTCTAACTAAGAATGAACCTTTACGTCTGTATTCGCTTAAAGTGTCTGGTCTTGATTTAACTGGTGGTCTTAAATTACTTCCAGTTGCTCTATTGTATCTTGCTCTACCTGAACTACTAAGACCACCTCGTGGGTTCTTGTCTGATTTTCTTAATGCAAATTTAATCATTTATTTTACTTTTAATTAAAATTGGTGGTGCAGGTTTTCTAATGGTTAAGTTATGTTTTTTCATTAACACCTTAACAATACAACCATTGCAGGCTTTAATATGCTGCTCTAGTTTATTTAACATTTGTTTCTTACAAAATATACATTTACTCATTTTTAGCTTCTATTGTTTCCTTAGGTTCTGGCAATATATCATAAATTGGTAATGGTGCATCATTATCGTTATCTAATCTTTCATTAACCTGACCTAACATTTGCTTGCCGAGCCAAATAAGCATTACCACATTTCCCTTTTCAACTGCCATCTGCCATTGTTTTCTTCTAAGTGAAATATTACCTTCTGCTCTCCCTTTGTCTATTTCTGCTGAAAAATTATTATGCAAAGTATCTCTATGGCAACCAAAAAAGCTAGCCATTTCGTCCATAGTACAATGTAATCTAGCTAATCTTGTTACTTGTTCTGGGTCAATATTCAATTTTGGTCTGCCTACCTTTTTAACCTCAGATTGAGTTGTAGGTTTTTCCTGATTGCTCATGTATAGCTTCTTTCCCAGTAAATTGTTGCCACCTTTTAATTATTACATCACAGTATTTTGGGTCTAGTTCTATTCCATAACAGAATCTTTGTAATTTTTCACAAGCAATTAATGTTGTCCCGCTTCCTAAAAATGGGTCTAATACTATATCTTCTTGTTTAGAACTATTTTTAATTAAATACTCAACTAATCCAACTGGTTTCATAGTTGGGTGTAATTTAGATTTTGTTGGTCTGTCAAATTTAATGATAGTTGTTTGTTTTCTGTCTGAATACCAATAATGAGTTCCTCCTTTTTTCCAACCATATAAACATGGTTCGTGTTGCCATTGGTAATCTTGTCTTCCCATAACCATTGAATTTTTTTGCCATATTAAATTTTGTTTAAGTTCTAAATCAGAATTTTTTATTGATTGCCTAAACTCCAATCCAAACCAATCACTGTGAAATATATAAAAAGAGCAACCTAATTTAAGATTAATGCTGCAATTATTAAATGAATCAGTTAAAAACTTTAAAAATTCGTTATCTTCTTTTGAATCGTTTTTTATCTTTAATTTTTCTTTAGTTTTTCCTTCATAATCAACATTGTATGGTGGGTCTGTCATTAATAAATCTGCTTTTTTATCATTAAATAATTTTTCATAATTGTTTAATAATGTACTGTCTCCACATATTAGTTTATGGTTTCCTAATTTCCAAATATCTCCTAATTTAGTTATTGATTGCTCAGAAGTTTCAGGTACATCATCTTCATCGGTTAAACCTTGATTTTCTTTAAATAATAAATCTTTTATAAAATCATCATTAAATCCTAATATATCTATATTAAAATCTTCATCTTTAAGACCTTCAATCTCTACTGATAACTTTTCTAAATCCCAACCTGCATTAAGTGCTAATTGGTTATCAGCTATGATGAGTGCTTTGATTTGTGTTTTTGATAGCCCAGAAATTATAATACAAGGCACTTCTTCGTGTCCTAATCTTTTAACTGCTTGTAATCTGCCATGTCCGGCAATAATTGAATTGTCAGGTGCTAAGAGTATTGGGTTTGTAAAGCCGAATTCTTTAATGCTTGAAACAAGCTGTGTAATTTGTTCTTCGCTATGCGTCCTACTGTTATTTATGTAGGGAATGAGTTCAGATACCTTCTTTTTTATAAGTTCCATATTAACCGACTATGTTCGTTAAATGTTCTTTAGTCTTTTTTTAACGATTTGTAAAGAAAGTCTAGTAAATCTTGATTTTGATAAAGAATATGGCAAAGACCATTAGCTGTTGAATTACATACTAGTTCTTCAGCTTTTGCTGATAAATCTATTTTATATTCGTCATGGATTAAATGGCACAGTTCGTGGACAATAGTATTAGCTAACTGAATACTGTCTAAAGATTTGTCTAAGGTAAGGGTGTTATTATCTGAGTCAAATTCGCCAAAAATCTTTTTCTTAGATGCTTGTTCTTTGTCTATTAGGTTTAGATTAATAATCCTGCTTCCAAAGGTTATTTTATCTAGGTTCATTTTCTTTTAAGTTTTTTTGCTATGTAAAGATTTTTAACAAAACTGTTTTTCTTGCCAAACTTTTGTCA